GGATATTTTAGATCAAGTGGTAAAAATTGGCGCGGGGATGATGATGGTGATTCGCATCGGATGAAAGGCATTGCGTGTGAGCAGATTAGTTACAGGCATCATTGGGAAGGTTTTTTTTCGAATGGTGTTCTCCCCGGAGCAAACTCTTTCGGGCCGGGAGCTGGTGTTGAGGGTTTAGGTGAATCAACAGAAGGTGTGGACATTTGGAAGTCAGGAATGCCCAAACTTGCTTTTGATGTAACTGGGCCAGTAATAAAGGACAATTCAGGGACAACTAAAGAATCAAGTGATCCTGCTTGGATTCTGTATGAGTATTTGACAAATGAAAGATATGGTTGTTCAATACCAGCAGATGAAATTGATACAACTTCATTTGCAACTGCTTCAGGTATTTGTGGTCAGCTTTTTAGTGAAATAAGGAGGCATGACTGCAATATTATCCTTGATACAGCTCAACCATTACTAACAAACGTAAAGCGGATTTTGGCAACGTGTAACGGTCGGTTACATTGGATCAATGGTCTTTACACAATGAAGATTGATGATGTTTATTCAGGTTCAGGTGAGTTTAACTTCCTTGAAAAGCATATCATTGGAGGTATCAATATTGTTGGGGGTTCAAAAGGTGAAAGATTAAATCAAGTAACTGCAAAGTTTATAAATCCAGACAAGAAATGGAAATCAGATGAAGTACGCTACCCAGATATAAATAATGACAAGATTGTTTATGCTGCTTTTCTGTCTGCTGATAATGATGTAAAACACACAAAAACACTTAACCTTGGAGGAGTAACAAATTTTAATCAAGCACGGGATTTAGCAAAACAGGCGTGTCTCCGCTCAAGAGATTCCTTAAAGGTATCGTTTAGAACAACCGCAGAAGCAATGAACGTTATAGTAGGAGATGTTGTTACGGTTACTCACTCAACACCAGCATGGTCTGCAAAGGAATTTATTGTAAGAGCAATTTCACTAAATGCAGACGGAACGTGTTCTTTATCTTGTGTTGAACATAATGATGCAATTTATGCTAGGGACTTTAGATGGATTCCGGCAGAATCTCCAAATACTACTTTGCCCGATCCAAAGAGTGTTACTACACCAATTGGGTTGTCAGTAGAAGAAAACGTTTATTCTTCAATTGCTTCTGCTGGAGTTAGGATTGCAGTACAACTAGATTGGACATCATCTGGAGCATTTACAACTTCACATGATGTTAATTACAAAAATGTCTCATCTGCATTAGTCACACAGATATATGGAAATTCTACTCAAAGTGGCCCCGTAGCTTCTGTTGATAGTATTGTACAAAATGTTACTTATGCTGATGCTTCATTTGGGGGTATCCCATTAACAGGAGGTTCTGGTTCAGGTATTAGGGTTAGTGGAAGTATTATTGACGGCCAGTTGGATAATCTAACTGTAGAGCTTTCAATATCCTCTGCTGGAACTGGTTATAAGACAGGAGATGTATTAACATTCACTTTTCCGGCTGCTGGTGCTACCTGTACAGTTGCTTCTCTTACTACCTCCACCAGTAAACTTATATTTTCAGCAAAAAATCATGGGTTTCCAGACAATATGCCAATAGTGTTTACTGCATCAGATGCAACAAATGCGAATGGAGTCTTACCTGCTGGTATAACCGAAGGAGTTACATATTATGTAAGACCGGGAATTGTGGCAGGAAGTGGCGAATCTTATATTTTAAATGGTTTGGCAAATAACTTTCATGTTTCTCTTACACCTGATGCGCCTGAAGATAATTATGTTATAAGGACAGATTCGCTTTCTAAGAAAGTTTATGGAACAGGCCATCTTGTAGAAAGTCCAGAAGCAAAATGGGTTAATGCTGGCAGTACAATCAGTAAGTCAATGCTCCTGCAGGATTTTACAAAAGGGACTTTTAAGTTCCGTGTACGTGCAAGGAATTCGGTTGGATCAATATCAGAATGGCTAACTTCGGAAGATGTGGAGTTGGAAGGAATTACGGCGGAACCTGAAAAAGTTTCTAATTTTACTGTTGCAAATCATGGTGCAAATGCAATAATAACGGTTCAGCCTCCGAAGGATACAACAGACATTAGTCATGCTCAGATTAAAGTTTTACAGGAAGATTCAACATTATGGGCTGATGCAATTCCAGTTGCACAGATAGCGGCTGGAAATACTACAACTGTTGTTCCTGTTGTTGAAGGAACGTATGTAGCAAAATGGGTGAGCAGTAGTGGAAAAGAATCTACTGATTATTTAGGTAGCGGTTCTGTTTCATCTTATGGTTCAGAATCGGTTGCAACCTTTCCAGAACAGGAATTATGGGCTGGTACAATGGATGGGTTCTATGAGACAGTAGATGCTGGTGACGATGTTTTAAGATTTCTTGGTGGTTCGTTGATTGATACAGTTACAGAATTAATGGACACATGGGTTCCGTCAATTGATGAACTTGGAGGACGTACAGAGCCAGCAACTTATACTGGTGTAAAAAGGGATTTGGGTGCAGTTCTTCCTGCAAGGATTCATACAAACAAAATATTTACCTCATTGGTTACTGATGGTTCGAATTTTATGGACTATTGGGGTAAAGTAGATTTACGAGAATCATTTGATCCGGTAGGCCAGTTGGATAATCTAACTGTAGAGGTTCGGGTTACTGAAGATGATCCTGCCGCTGTAGATGCAGAATGGACAGATTATAGGGAGTTTCTAATCATAGATGTTGTTGCACGTGGCGTTCAAATAAAAGTAACATTCCAAGACTTTGACGAGAATTCCCAGTTTACTTTGCGAGAGTTGGAATTGCTTGTTGACATGGTTCAGAAGTTTGAATCTGATAGGGCAAAGACTGCAACAACAATTACTTACGATACAACATTTTATAATATACCAGATTTGGTAGTTACGCCAGTGAACATGGCTACAGGTGATTACATGACAATTTCTTCAGAAACAAAAACAGGGTTTGGTATTAATTTTTATAATTCAAGTGGAGTTTCGCAAACAAGAAACTATAATTATATGGCAAAAGGAGTTTAAGAATGGCAAACACACATGACTATATTATTGCAAACGACACAGGAGCCGCCGTACGTGCAGATTTCAATCTTCTGTTTCTGGAAATTGAGGCCAGCAATGCAGGCGATTCTGCTCCGTCAAATGTTGCGGCAGGAAAACTTTGGCACGACACGACTACAGATCATTTGAAATACTATACTGGAACAAGTTGGGTTTCTGTCGCAAGGTCTGTAAAAGGTGCGGCAAACAATACCGATATTACAGGAACTATTAATCCTGCGGCTTCAACGACAGTTCCGGGTGTTAGCACGGTATTTACAACTGAAGCCAAGATCGGCGACCAGCTCGTCGTCACAGGCGAAACTCGAACAATTACTGCAATTGCTTCTGATACTTCGCTCACCGTTGATACTGCTTTTTCTGATAATGCAAATGATGCAACGCCTGAAATTCATCCTGCTTCATTTGTTGTGTTGAATGATTCAGGTACTATTGATTTTTTGATTGATACAGACGGTAATATCGAAGGTGCAGGAGGAATTGGAATACCTACAATTGGAAGGGCGATTGCCATGAGCATCGTTTTTGGAAGTTAATTTTAATTAGAAAGGAATAATAAAATGGCAAATCCCAACATAGTAAGTGTAACCAGTTTATACGGTGAAAGTATAGGTTCGGCATTAACGACAGCGGTTGATAATGTTATGCTGACAGTATTAGCAAATAAACTCATAAAAATTAATTATATATCAGTTGCAAATACTGATGCTTCGACAGCAACTGATGTTTCGGTATCAGTCACAAAAGCTGGATTTACATCGGCTGGTGTAGCATCGGGAGATGATGAAGCTGGTGTCCATTTCCTTGCATCGACAGTTAGTTGTCCGGCAGATGATGTTTTGATTGTTCTGGACAAACCAATTTATTTAATGGAAACGGATAACTTGGAAGCTGGAGCAAATCCTGCAACTGCCGACATTTTTATCAGTTATGAAGTAATTGACGACGCATAATAGAAAGGTAAAAAATGGCAAGATTAATGAAACGCACCGCAACTGTTACTTCATCAGAGGTTGTGGATTTGACCGTTGCAGATGATTTAACTGTTACCGATGATTTAACTGTTAGTGGTGACATATCAACTTCAACATCAAGCAAAATCAAGGATAAAGGTTCTTGCTTGCAATCAGCATTAAACCGATCTTTGGTTTTTGGTTATTAACATTTAAAGGAGTAAAACGATGGCAGTCCCTACAGGCGGAGGAACAGAAACTTTGCATTCACATTGGTTCGAAGATGTCGATGCAATCCAGACTTTAATTTATGGCGTTCAACATCACGTTTATACAGTCAAAAGTATAATAGTTTATTGCAATGCGCTGGATGCAACTACGGATTTTGGTTATTTGCAGATGAAAACTTATGACAATCATTCGGCAAGTGGTACAGGTTCAACAATGATATTTTCGCGGTTCAATATTCAGGTCGGGGAAACATATGTTTGGAATGATGTATTCTCTTTCAATGGTTACGAACCAAGCGGAACCGCGGTTATGAGTGCCGCCGTTCAGATACTTAATGCGGCGCAAGGTGGGTCTGCCGATGCAGAACTTCAATTCACAATGACTTCAGCAGATAGTGGTGGGCAAGATTACGACATCGGCATTACTTACATCGATCAAGACTTTTCATAGGAGAATGACATGAGTGGAATATTAGGAACAAGTTCAAGAAAGTCAGGAATTATTGGCAGATCACAGGATACTGCAAAAGCATGGGTTAATTTTAATGGGACTGGAACTCTAGCAATTCGGGATTCGTTTAATGTTTCAAGTGTTACTGATAATGGAACAGGTGATTATTCTACAAATTTTCGAACTAATATGCAGAATGATAAATACGTTGTAGTTTCAGGATGCGGAAACAATGCTGCATCAACTTCTTTTGCAAATAGATTCGAGGCGTATTCTAGGGCAGTCGGGACTTTTCGGGCTTTAAATTATGCGTACAATGCTTCTGCAGCTTATGACAGAGAAGTTTGTTATCACATTGTTTTCGGAGATTAAAAAATGAGAATTATGTACAAAACAGTAGAAAATACAGTTGCAGTAATAGTACCTTCACCAAACTGGTCAGGCACAATGGAAGAACTTGCTCAGAAGGATGTTCCAACTGGACTGAAATATAAGATTGTTGAGGATTCAGATATACCAACTGACCGATCATTCAGGAATGCTTGGGAAGTTGCCGAATCAGACCTTACAGACGGAGTGGGAGCATGATAACAATAAGCATACCTAAAGCAAAAGACATTACAAAAGATCGTCTGAGAGCAGATCGTAAACCTCTCTTGGAAGCACAAGATGTTCTGTTCATGCAAGCACAGGAAGCAGGGTCAGACACAACTGCAATAGTGGCAGAGAAAGCACGACTCAGAGACATTACAAAGAATGCTGATTCCTGTACTACTACAGACCAACTTAAAGCACTATCTGTAACAGAATAACGCTCAGAATCGCTTGTGGGCAAAAAAGACGAGATTATCGACGCGTTAGTACCAGACGAACCGGTCGGAGACGCTGAACGGCGCTGGTTGTTCAAATTCGGCGCACGTTTTCTGATTACGTTGTGTCAATTTATGTTGCTGGTTTTGATGCTCATTTTGTTATTTTATCGCATAGCGCCTGACAGTTCTCGCGACTTAATTTCGGCCATTGTCGGAATGCTCGTTATCTCGCAAAAAGACGCTGTTCAGTATTGGTTCAACAATCATCACCATGACAAAATATGAAATTCTTGGATTCATTCAAAAAATTATTCAGCAAAAAAGAATCTGAAGGAACAGAAGAAAAGCGCCAACAAATTGAACGGTCTTTAAATGCGAAAATTTTGGCAGATATGGAAAAAGAAAAAGCAAAGAAAAGATTGACGATTGAAGATTTTGACCGTTTTAACCAGCAAGAAAAAGATATGCGAAAGTTGATCGAAAAGAAAAGAACAAAACAGAAAAAAGAAGATATGGCAAAAAAAAGAAACAAAACATTATCAGCAAATTTTTAAAAATAAAATGGCAATAACAGATCAAATGAGTGCCGTTGCAGAGCATTCTTTAGTTCGTGCAGTTACTCCATTTCTTGTTGCTGGAATAATTGCTTTATGCACTTGGTTATTTTCAAGCGTGATGAGTTTAGAACAGCAAGTCAAATTACTGAACGAGGGAACTGTTCATAACCTGGAAGAAAAAGTCGATGGATTATCGGCAAGAATTAGTGCAATGAATGTAACGTTGACCGATCTGCGAGTTTCTTTAGGAGGACGAGATCGCAGAGATCGACAAGATCATTAAGATGGAATGGAAATTATTCCAATGTGTTTTGTTAATAGTTGCTCTCTGGATTTTATTAGCAAATTGTACGAACACAAATAGCCCCAAATTAGGCTACTGGATAAAAGGGTTTTCAGATTTGTCACAATGGCAATGCGTGGAAACTTTTCAACCGCATCAAAACAAGGAGTGTTAAAATGCCAATGATAATTTTTGGAGTCGTAAAAACTCTCGCGATAGGATATTTGGGAAATAGCAAAATTATGGAACAGACAGCACTCATAATTTTGAAATATTTAAGCTCACTTTCGTCAAATAAAGTCGACGACAAATTGGTGGCTTTGCTCGAAAAAAGTATTGCGCAAAAAGAAAAAGTCTGACCTTGATTGGCGGACTTCTTTTTTGCTCATAATAATCGTAATGTTAGTTGTTGCGATAATTTCGTTTGACGCGAATTGATCGAGTAATCTCGTGAAGGATTTGACGCGTCGGCAATTCGGTTTTTATATAGTAGGAGGAATTTTGCAAATTACGAAAAATTTCAGTACAGACGAAATGCATTGCCAATGTCATTATGGTTGTGGTCAAAACGAAATGGACGACGAATTTATGCGGATGTTGCAAGCGCTTCGTGATGAAGCTGGTTTCGCTTTAAGGATTTCGAGTGGCCGCCGCTGTCAATTGCACAATTCTGACGTGTCAAGTCACAAAACAAAAGCCGGAATCCATACTTTCGGACGTGCCGTGGACATCCTCACCGGACACATTAACACCAGCTCCGTTCTAAATCTCGTAAAATTAGCTCAGAATATTGGCTTTAATGGACTCGGCCTCAACTTTCGCAATGAAAGAAAATCCAGATTTTTACATTTGGACAATCGCGATTCGTCAATGGATGCGCCATTCAATCAGCCGGCAATCTGGACATATTAGTATCTCTCCTAAGTATTTTTCCCTCAATTAAATATTTTCATATTTACGTTGCATTGTCCTTTTTGCAATGTTATGTTATATTTTAGAATAATAACCACTAAATATTATAAAAAAGATTCGTAATGATTTCAGTCATTAACGTAATTAAATGAGAAAAAGCAATAAAAAGGCTTGACATATATGTACAAAAGAGGATAATTGTATTCAAGTTAAGAATAACCTTAACTTGATAACCAAAGAGGAATATGTACAAATTATGGAAATGCCACGAATTTGAATGTGAACACGAGGGTTGCTCATCCCTAGAAGATGAGAATCATCCGAATATGTATGTAGACAATGACAACCGATGTAAAGATGGTGCAATGGATATGGCTAAGAAGGCCGGATGGAAATTTGTTAAACGTGGCGGAGTAAGAAAAATATTCTGCCCCACTTGTTTTAAAGATGTTGCATGAAAATGAAAAGAAGAATTGAATGGTTAATGGATTTCTCTTGGAATAAAGGAAAAACTGAGGAGGAGTTGAAACAAAACATTAATGATATGTATAAGGAGAATGGGAATACAATTGTTGAAGGGGCATTTGATGAGTTGATTCCCGAATATCATGGAGAATATAATTTTCCACATAAGTTTGACAAAACTAATACAATATGAGAAAAACTATACAACTTCCTGCTGAGATCGATACACTACTTTCAGAATATTTGAAAGACGTGGAATCCAAGCAGGGAATCAAGATATCAAAATCGTCTTGGGTCACTCAGTCGATCCGCGAGAAAATGGATAAAGATTCAAAATCAATGGTGCCGTAGGGGAGACACGCCACCACACTTAATTAGATAAAACATGGACTGTGTTATCTGTTCAAAAAAACTAAAAGGCCTCCAGCAAAAATTCTGCGGCGACTTCTGCGCGATATATCATAAGAAAGAAAGAGCGCGAAAATTAGCACAAAATCGTCGCAAAAAATATCCCCCAAAATTCTGCGTTATCTGCAAAAGCACATTCATGCCTATCCGGAACCATCATGTTGTATGTTCGAAGGATTGTCGGTCTAAATTAAACATCATACGAACCAAAGAAAAACGATTAGCGCGAGGCTTGCGTCCGCAAATTTCGCCTATGAGTTTCCTCAAGTCCGAAATTCCGGCGAATCTGGAGACTCACAGTTCGCCAGTATTCAATTCAAGTTGCTCAGATAACAAAAATCAAATTTTAGAATTCATCAAAAAGGGTGGAGAAATAACGAAATTCCCATCTGCACCAGCAGGAAAAACTCCGGAAGTTAATTCGGCTTATGGGTGGATTCCGGATGAACTGTTTGGATCGGCTTTGATGTATGAGATGGGAGATGAAGAATGAAAGATTATAGAATTGAAGTCAAAGTAAAAAATAACATCCTTTACAGGCTCATGAAAAGAAACGGAATAGAAACTGCGGCAGAATTAGCAAGACTGAGCTGTGTCAGTTTGCCGGCAGTTTATAATTTCATGAATTTAAAAGTTATTCCATATTCATGTGAAAAAAAGGCAAAAGAAGGCGAATTTAAGCAGAGTGTTTTAAAACTTGCTGAATTTTTAAACGTCACACCATACGAAATGTTCCCAATACAGCATTTAGATAAACCTTTGTTTACAAACAAGGCTGAGACTGAATTGTCTTTTGAAGAAATTACTCAATATATATTGCCTGGAGAAGACAAACCATTATTGGAAGATGGGTTATATGATCCTGAACAGATTATTTTTGAAGATCAAAAACGAGATGCTGTTTCAGATATGCTCAAAACTTTAACTAAAAGGGAAGAAACTGTCATGCGTTCATACTATGGAATAGATGAGCCTCAACAAACACTTACTGAAATAGCAAGAAACGTGGAAAAAATGACAGGGCAAAAAGTGCTTACAGGTGAAAAAGGAATTACCAAGTCGCGTATGCGTCAAATTATTTTAAAGGCTGAAAGGAAGTTGAGACATCCAACTAGGGAAAGAATAGTAAAGGATTTTTTATGACCGACGATCAAGAAAACATAAAACGACTTCGAAAATTAGTGGAACCGTGCAAACGATGCGACGGACGCGGATACATTTTATATATGAAACGTTTGCCACTTCAGGGATTAGTTGAAGAACGCGAAATATGTGGGTGCATTAACGCGGATTTGCCGGTCGCAGAAATCAAAGATGGTCGGCTTAATTTTACAATGGAGGATGAAAATGGAAAATGATTCATTTGAAAGATTAATAAACGCGGTGGAAAGTTGCACTAAGGAAATGCAAATATTCAATCAAATTTTCACATCTGAATTGAAGGAGGCGGAAATGCGCGTGACTGAAACTATAAATCGCAAAGCGCAGGAAGTCATAGACGATCAAACGCTACCGGAATTGTTTACGCTAGGTTTGTATGAGCAATTACGAAGGAAAGCAACGATTAATTAAATCGATGAATAAGACTTGCGGAATTTGCGATAAAGAAATTATCAATCATCCAAAAAAGCAACAGAAACGGACGCGTTATTGTTCCAAAGAATGCGGTTTGATTGCAAATATAAAGGGGCAAACACGTTGGAGGAAATCGCGTGGATGATGATCGGAAAGACCGGAAAATGTATTCGGACAGACACAACAGTACGATCTCATGGCTTCAGGATTACGAGATGCGACGCGCTGAAATTTCCCGCGAGGATTTAATGTTGGAGATTCGCTGGTTGCAAAACAAAGAACAGAAAGCAAAATAAGTGTCTCACGAAATTACTCTTTCAAATAATGAACAGCGTCTTGCTAAATTTATTGCACGATCTCGATATGAAAACGCACGTTCAAATAATATTCCAGATTTAAAGATAAGCAATCAATCAAATGAGGAAATCGATCTTGAAGGTTTTGGGGCTGAATTAGCTTATTGCAAATTGATGAATTTATATCCCGATTTAGAAACTGGCGACATTATTCCAAATTTTGATTGTGTGTCTCGTTTGGGTGTCACGATTGATATTAAAACTACCAAATATAAGAGTGGACATTTATTGGCAACGCTCAAAAAGAAAGAAAATCCGCCAGATAAATACGTTTTGATTATTGGAGAATTCCCAAATTATCGGATAGTTGGTGAAGTGGGAGCAGATGAATTTTTGCAGGACGTTAATATTAAAAACTTTGGGAGGGGCAGAGGATATGCGTTGTCTCAAATGGAACTTAAACCATTAACGATATAGGTGAAATGGAAACAATTAACAACGTAGCTTTGATTCAGTCAATCAGAGCATCACAAATTCGTCGCAATGTCGCGGCGAAGAACGAGCGAAGGCGTAATTATGCGCGGGATTTATTCGTTCGATATTTTAGTAAATTCTCAAACAGAAAGGAAAATCATGGCAACAAATTGGCTACCGGCAGATTATGAACCGCCAACAACAAACAACATATATTTCAGACCACAAAGCGGCACTTCGAAGATTCGTATCCTCGGAGACTTCAGACACGCGCATACAGCGATAATGGGTTATCTTGGGTGGAAACATACCATTGATGGAAACACGCCGATACGCGGCGATATGAACGCATATAAAGATGTCAAAAGCGCAAGCGATGACGATCCAAAACACTTTTGGGCAATCACCATTTGGGATTATTCTGACGAAGCAGTTAAATGCTGGGAAATAACGCAAACGACAATTCATCAAGCGCTGACAACTCTCGCAAATAACGAAGCATGGGGCGATCCACGTCAATACAATATTTCGATCACTCGCGAGGGGGAAAAGCTCGGCACTACTTATTCCATCGTTGCCGAACCGCCAATTTCTGCTCCGCCAGCAATCGCCATTGAAAAAGCAACCGAGGCCAAAATTGACTTGCGTGAATTGTTTTTGGGTGAATCACCGTTTGGCGTTGAATCGCGTATTGGAGAAAAACCGCCTGTCATTATGGATCAGATGCCATCGGGTGCAGAATCTTTGGCTGAGGGGAGCAAATGACTAATTGGACATTAACAGGTAGTAACATAGAAAATATGAAAGTGGAACCTTCTTCTGCCTTTATAAAAAGACACAAGGCAAGGATTGCAAGGGGCAAAAAAAAAGGTGCGTCTAATTAATCTAATTCTACGGATGGAATTATTATGAAATATGTTAAATTGCCGATTGAAGTATTGATGGATTCCAGATTATCGGCAAACGATATGAGGGTTTTGGCTTGGTTAATTTACAGATCAAATCCAAATCCAGATAATCTTTGTTGGCCTTCAATTCGAAAATTATCTGAAGATACCGGGATCCATAAAAAGAAGATTCCATTCTATACAAAAAGGTTGGTTAATTTCGGATGGATTGAGAAAAATACAGAGGGAAAAGGAGGTGTTAAAAACAATCAGATTTATCACGTCCTAACTACTACCGAATCGGGGGGAGTTAAACAGTCCCCGAATCGGGGGTCTAAGTCCAACAAGGATGGCACCGAAACAGTCCCCGAATCGGGGGTAGTTACTCCTTTATATAAAGAGAAAAGGAAAGAGAATTTAGAAAAGGGGAATAAAAAAAATATTCTAAATTTTTCTTCTCGTGAATTAAGTCCCGCTGATATTAAAAATTCACAGGCAAATCGGAGGCATATTCTGAAACTGAAAAAACAGCAGGAAAATGCAAACGCTTAATCTAAATCGCCACGCATTATTCGCTGAGCCAAAACCACATCCAACGGCAAGAAAGCGGCGGCCTAAATTATTACCTGAAGACGTGCTTGCTGTAATTGACACTCGCGAACAACTTCCGCTGGCGTTGCCACTTCGAACAATCACAGACACGCTACCGACAGGCGACTATTCCGTTTCAGGATTCGAGGATTTGATTTGCGTTGAACGAAAGTCATTGCCAGATTTGATCGGGTGCATGACCAGCGGACGCTCACGCTTCGAAAGAGAGTTGCAACGTATGAAAGCGTACGAAGCACGTTGTGTTGTCGTGGAAGCGTCCTGGCAACAGTTACGCAATGGTGAATATCGTTCGAGGATAACGCCTGAAGCCGCTACGCATTCGGTTGTATCGTGGTTGAGTCGCTTTGGTGTGCCGTTTCTATTCGTTGATGATCGTACTGCCGCCGCTGATGCTGTCGCATATTTTCTATTCACCTCAACAAAAAAATATCATGAACGCTACAAACGCATATCTGAATGACCGAAGGTTTTACAGGGTCGAAGAGGTTTGCGATCTGTTCAACGTATCTGAACGTACTGTCCGCCAATGGATAACTGATGGTCGTCTTGAGACATTTCAACCAACGCGCCGACATTTAATCACCGGCGAGTCGCTCAAAACGTTTTTAATGTCAGGGAATATCACAGAATAATTGTCACTACTTCCGCTTACTTCCGCTTACTTCCGCTTACTGCCAACTATTTTCCCCAATAAGTTCCGCATTACTTGAAAACCAGATATATTTAGAATGATTCAGTCATGGATGATTCACCGGCTATGGAAGGCCTTCAATGCAAATGTCTGTTGTTGCGAACACCAAGCAACTCACCAAACATCTAAACAAAATCCAGCGCAAGCAAATCCCTTTTGCTACTTCGAAGGCGTTGAATGACGTGGCGTTTGATGCGCGTTCATACCTTCAAAAATCCCTACCAAGACGACTCGATAGACCAACCAAAGGAATCATCAGCTCAGTTCAAGTACAGAAATCAAAGAAGAAAAATTTAGTGGCAACCGTTGGCTTTGCTGGTCTTGGATTTAAATCAACGAAGTGGAGTGAATCACCGGCCAAGATCATGAAGCGACACATCCTGGGTGGGACACGATCACCACAAGGTAAAGCGATACCAGTACCAATCGCGAAGAATCTAAAGCTGAACAAGTTCGGCAATATGCCACGCACCAAGATCAAAACGTTATTGGCAAAGCCGGACAAGTATTTCTCTGGACAACCAAAGGGCAGGGACGCTGGCATATACGAACGGATCAAACGAACCAAACGAAAGCCGGGCAAACTAAAGATGTTAATCACTTGGGAACCAACAACGCAATATCAAGGCGGACGCTTTCCATTCAGGAAGATCGTTGAGCTTGCCGTCAAGAAAAAATATCGTATGCGGTTTGACGCGGCGTTAAATAATGCTCTCCGATCGGCTAGGTAGCGGGTCCCTCTGGGGAGATTAAGTTGCGGGTTATGCGCATGGCAGTTTTTTTCTAGATATTTCGAGTTAATTGATTCATGAAAACATTTGACGGAACACATCGGGAACTTGCGGCAAAGTTGGGTATGACTGAACGCAACTTGTATATCCAGTTGAAGAAGGAAAAATCTGGAATTAAGAAGCGCAAGGATGGTCTTTTCATTTTGGAAGATGGCGACGAAAACGAAACTGGAGACGTTATCAATTTTTCAGAGTGGCGCGCCCGGAAGATGAAAGAAGACGCGTTAAAGTCTCAGCGTGAAAGAGAAATGTTGGAAGGTAAATTGTTAAGTCGCGAAGAAGTTTTGTCGCAACTTGGTTCGGCCTTTCATGTAACAAAAACAAGTCTGCTAACGATTCCAACAGCAATCGCCGGAATTGTCGCAGTTGAAGATGATGCCAATGTCTGCAAAGAAATTATCGAAGGAGCTGTCCGCGAAACGCTTGTTGAGCTTCAAGGACAAATCGCTCGCATCGGAATTGCTGACGATTCTGACGAAACTACCGCCGAAACTGGACGTAGCACAATGGGCGGACGCTGAACGAATGCTGACTGTTTCCAGCTCTCCGTTTCCGGGGAAGTGGAAAACTGAAAGAGCAGAATATCAGCGCGGAATCATGCAAGCGTTTTCCGATCCGAAAACAGAACGGATTGTTTGCTGTACTTCGAGCCAAATTGGAAAGACTGAGATCATGAATAATATTTGTGGTTTCTTCTTGGTACATGATCCTTGTCCGATTTTAGTTCTTTTACCGACTTTGGAACTTGCAAGAGCTTGGTCAGTTGACAGACTTGCGCCGATGATTTCAACGACACCGGCAATTCGCGAACAGATTGGCGATCCGCGGATGAAAGATGGAGACAATACGATTCTGCAAAAGCAATTCCGGAATGGTTCG